GGAGCAGAACCACCGCCAAGGTACTCAGGACGCTGCAAACGAGCATCCGGGCTAATAACACCAAAGTGAGCACGAATAATTTCAGTGTAACGTGTACCGCCACGGGCATCCCTTTCAAGTAATTTCTGAATCTGGAACGACTGACGTAGCTGATTGATTGTCGCCGCCGTAGCTGCGCTTAAATCAGCGTACAAACCACCACGAGTACTAACAGGCAACTGAGCTGTAGCCACATCATACGAATCACCATAACCAATCTCAGCTCCACCAGCTGCATCACGCCCAATCCAAGTAAACTTGTTAGCAATCGTTGTAGAACCGCTAATGTGCTCATACTTTACTGGCGCAAGACTACCCAGTGGCAAAGTAACCGAATTGCCTTTTTGCGGCCACGGAAGAGCAGACGTAAAATAATCATGTCGCTTGCCTCGACGGCGCAACGCATAGTTCGTTGCTGGCGAAGCGTCAGGGCCGTCGCCCTTGTCTACCACAGCTGAAGTCTGCAAATTCTGGTCTCTAAACCATTCATTCCAAATCAAATTGTAGGCACGCGTAAAAAAAGCGCAGTGGGAGACCGTATTACCGGCACCTACTTGACCCACGGTGGGGAGTCCCATGTAATCTTGTAGACTACCCACTGCGTAACCGCCTGCCGGAGAGACCTGTTGCGGAACCAAATAACTAATCGAATCACCCGGGTTATCTTGCTCACCCATAAAATGATTCCAGTTATTCCAAACCAAGCGATTAGGAACAAAGAAAAAGAAACTATCCAAATGCATGTTGTCCATTACCGGCGTAATGGGCGTAGCAAGACGGGCAAATGCCGTCATCTTTAAATTAAATGTATCACCGGGAAGAACTTCGTCCACATAAATCGGGACTAAAAAACCAGCATCAAACGTGGTTTTGTGGGTTTTTTGAATTCGAAACGCTGACCGAGGGATATCAGCTTTAGGGATCATAGCGAACTTGTGCAAGTCCACTGACTTATTACGATGCATCGTATCTCCTTGTCTTACACGCTTCGCGTGTTCCTCACCGACTAAAATTCAGTCGGCGAGGGAGGTTTAAAATCAAAACCAGAGAATTAGGACTTTGCTTGCTTTCCTAGCATAAGAACCTTCATATCCTCATGGCTCTCTATACGCCCAGTACTATCATCGAAAATACCGATTTCGTAAAGGTCAAAATCGTCAGAATGATGAAAAAGCTGATTATCAGCAGAATCACGCTGAACTTCATCCATAAAACTACGCACTGCCATAGCAGGAGTAGGAACAAACCAAGGGCGCATAAAAGCATCTGCAGCTCTATCTTTAATTGCAACAATTACTTGTTTCATAACATTCCCCTTAATTAAGCTAATTTACGTGGTAACCTTTTCAATTTCGCAACGGTTACCGCTTCTTTTACCGCTAAACGCTCATCTGTGTTGTCTTCCAAACGTAGTCGCGCAGCCTTCTCGCGCTCCCATAGGATCTGATCAAACTCCCACGGATGGTCGTCCGCGTACTTCTTGTCATAAAACTTCGGTGGCTTCACTTTCTTACCGTTAAGAACAACATAATCATGTGGATACACGTCCGTTTTATAACGCTTATACCAATCGTAACCAATACCGGGCTTTAACGACATCTTGTTAAATTCAGGCCTACGACTAGTAATCTCTCCAGTATTAAGATTAACTTCTTCATAATGCTGATCTGCCATACCACCTGTTACCTTTTTCATAATGTAACGAGCAACATAAGCAGCAGACTGAAAATTAACCTGTCCGATACTGGAATGGCCAAACGGCCATAACTCCTCAAGAATTGCTGACCGATATATCTTAGACCCAGAATCGGTCTTCCGCCAGAAATACTTGTCCTCAAAATCAAAATTAAAAATACACGCATGGAAATGCGGTCTACCAAGCTCCTCTCCATACTCACCAGCCATATAAAACCGAATAGGAAACCGGTCTGCAGACTCCGCATACGCTGCCGGCTGCATACCCTTGAAGCGCTTTCTAAGGCGCTTCATGAACTTCTGAAAATCCTCATAATGCAAAGAATAATCAGCCGGTAAATGCTCATCCGAATAGGTCAACGTTAAAAAACAGTTGTTCTTATACAAACTAGCTTCATGCATACACCGAACAGCCCACTGTCGTGACCTTTCCAACCGACAACCAACACACTGGCCACAGGGTAATTCCAAAGACTTAACAATGTCATTCCGTTTCAACTCTGCAAAAACAATTGAACGGTCTAAACACTGAAAAGCCTTCAGAGGCTTATAACACGGCATCTCACAGACGCCATCCGCCACGCATTGGATTCAAACTCATGTTCGCAGCCTTAGTCTGCCGTACATGACCCTTGAAACGCTTCGCTGAACGATGTTTATTAACAGGCTTACGACTTAGTGGCTTCATCATAAAAACTCCTTTTTAGGGGTTGGTGTCACCTAGCACAGTTACATCAAGTAAACCACTGTGCTACACGCTGCCTTCGGCAGCTACATCAGCCATCGTTACGATGGCTTTCGGGGCTACAAGCCCCATTTCAATCGCTTTATCGCGATTGTTTTCGTCCATGACGAAATCTACAAAACGACCCGGGTCGTTATCAAATTCCTTACGGATACGCGCTGGTAGCGCGTCAAAAGCGCTCTGCGCTTCCAATACCATATTCATAGCAGAATGGTAATCACTGACTTCAGTGTAATCACCAAACTTAGGTACGTTAACAGGCACGATAAGCTCACCAGTACGGCCAAAACGCTCCAAAATTGTATTAATGTCAGCTTCATCCCGAAACTGCTGCTGAGCCAAAGTAGGGTCATCACAGGCAAGGCCAGACTCACTAGAAACAGCATCGCGGTCATAGTTGTACGGAGTACGCAAAAAAGGTGGTTTCATATCACTTTCCCAAAATAGATTTCAACATCTGCAAAAATGGCAACATTTCTTTGCCAATCTTCCCTTCCTTACCTAACGCTTCCCAAGCATCCGCTGTGGCCTTCTTCTCCATAGAATCCAAATTTAAATTTCTGGTCAAGGCTTGCAACTGCGGAATCATTGCACGCAACTGGTCCGAATGAGCCTGACCAGTCTGAACTCTCTGAATCAAATCGCCAATATTTGCATTAATCTGATTTATGTCACCAATACGCTTAGACAAATCAGCCGCTGTAAATTGCTGATACAACGGAACCCGTGTCCTTTCAAGAGCAATCTGCATGTCTTTTAACTCATTATCCTTTGCGACACCTTCGGCTTGATATTTCTTAACATTAGTATCAGCAGCAATATTATCAGCTTGATCCTTCATCACCTGCATCTGCACTGCTCGTGCAGAATTAGCAGCTCCAGCTTCTAACGTATTCTGAGCTTGATAAGAAGCCCCCTGCGCCGCTGACGCAGGAGAGCCATAAGCCAACATAGGATTAAGACCTGCCTTTTGCAGGTCTCCCACAGCGCGTTGATAAGCCGTATTGCTCATACGTTCTTGAAACGCCATCTGCTCGCGACTAGCTGCTTGATTAGCAGAATTCGCTCTCTCACCACCAAGAAAACCTAACAAACCCATGCCCAGCATTGCTGCTGGGTTGGACAACATAAACGGCGCACTAGACTCAACACTAACCGCTGGCAACATTACAACCTCGCAATAAACTGAAAAATGAGTAGTGCTACCGTGACGATACCAAGTAGCCCCGCGATAGCACTAAACCACTGCATACAAACTCCTTAGAAATGATCGATCAGACCTGGCACACTGTACAACGGCATCGGACGAACTGCCTTAATATCAAAAAAGCTATCCAACAAGAACTGCTGTCCATTAGCAGCAGCACCAACCGCCACAATACGACTAACAGGTGGCGTATCCTGAATAAACGTACTGTTCAGAGTAGGCAATGACGTAAACCGCTGCGCTAAATGCCATTGGTCGATCGTACCTGCCGACGTCGACTTAAAGAGACCCGTAATCTGGGACGGGTTGTACCGATATTCCGCCCAACGCTCTTGATATCCAAAAACGTCGTTATCCGTAGACGCACCGGTAACATAAATCTCTTTATTAAGAACCGCCTGTTCGCCCAAATGAGCGAACGCCGGAAAGTAAAAGTCGTATCTAGTTGAACGACTCCACATCTTACGCAGACCCTGCTGATACGTCAGGTCTGCACGAACCGACACCAACCCAATAATTACACCATGCTCCGTAAACGATTGTGTAAATCCATGACCATGGGCGAGTCCAGTGCCCATAGCTGCGAGATTACCCAGAGGAGTAGTCGTGCCAGTGGCCGACGTACCACTGGTCTGGGCAATGGGATTAACAGTAATGGGAGCAGAACCACCGCCAAGGTACTCAGGACGCTGCAAACGAGCATCCGGGCTAATAACACCAAAGTGAGCACGAATAATTTCAGTGTAACGTGTACCGCCACGGGCATCCCTTTCAAGTAAT